CATTAAGTTTTGGGCATAAAAAAAATAGGCACACACAGCTTATTTGCCATGTGTGCTTAATAACTAATATTAAATTGTGTTGCACTGGTGCAACTTTGGACTATTCTACTATAATCCAATCTTCAGCGAGACAATCGTTAATACTTGGAACCCACATTGAATGTGAACCATCCACATTTTTTATCTGAAAATATGGGTTACATATAAACAAATCGCCTTCGTTTAACCCCCATGCTTCCGCTGTTTGCTTATTGCAGGGGATTCCATTCGGATATGCTTTCTGATATACAACAAACATTCCTTTTCCGTTCCAACCTCTTCTTGCTACCTTATTACCTTTTTTCATGGCCTCAATAGCAATTCCAAATGTCATATTGTCACATTTTCTATACGCTTCATTAAATTGTTTCTTAGGACACCAACTTTCATATCCATCAGGATATCTTATATGATAGCCTTCATCTTCTGGATTCTCGTCACTTGGTATCTTCCATCCTCTGTATTCATTGTATTCGCCCCTACTCATTGGCTCTGCTGTAACCACTTTTACTCCAATATAATCTTTCATTTTTTAGTCCTCTCTTTCTTAAAATTGGGTATAAAAATACCACCAATCTTTCGACTGGTGGCTGTTACTTGTTTTCTTTTATTTCTGCTTTATCTTCATTATTGCTTTCTGCCTTTATTGGTCCTTTTTCCAATAATGCAATCAATTCATCAATTGTCATTCCCGGTTTTCCATCTAATATACCATCCATTGAAACACCTCCTGCCTCAATATTACCCTCTCTGTATGCCAACAGAATAGCATTTTTTTAAAAACAAATCAATACACTTATTAATATTATCACTATATTTTTCCTGACACTCTCTCATCAATTCAACTGCTCCATTATAATCAAAATGTTCGCCTTTTGAAATATATCGTACATCTCCTTGATTTGTCACAATGGTCATAGTTTTTATTGTGTCGTGTCTCATAAATACTCCAATATCATTTGCTGAAAAATCTGTTAATCCAGGATGGTTGTGACATAATACCAAAGACTTATCTTTTGCCGAATGCAATAAATGAAACATATCTGAATCAGAATATACATCTACCTCATGCCTTCCACCTTTTATAAATTTAGTTTTTTTATTTGTTATTAAATCTACTACACATGCAACTTCATTACTGTTATTTTCATCTCTCGCAACTTTAAGTAAGTCCTTATGTACCTCTTTTATAAATTTATTATTATCAGAAGTAAAGCCCTTAGGATTAATTTCATTTACTTTATCTATTGCCTGCTCCGTTATTATAACCTTTTTGCCTCTATTTTTCTGTTTTAATACTTCATTTTCCCACTGTTCCTTTCTAGCCGCATACATCTTACAGTTGTCCTTATCTAATGAGTACTTAGCCAACCTGTCAAACTGTTCAACCATTCTGCCAGCATATTGCTGTTTCTGGTCCTGTCTGTAATCTTCTTTGACCTTTTCCAGTTCTTTCTTGGTAAACTTGCTATCCGGCTCTTCGTCAAGCTCTGGGAAGTATGTTGTATGTATATCTTTACAGTTTGGATGATAAAGCCCTGCTGCCATAGCAGATGACATAAGCGGATAAGGACCATCAGATGCCTTACCTCCACTCCATACATCATCTATAAGCACCTTCCCAACAAATGGAAGGCACTTAGGACAGGCATTAGCACGCTTATTCATAATAACAGTGCTAATTCCCCACGACTGTCTCATTTCACCCTCTCCGGTTAGATATGCACGCTTATTAGCTGTCTGAATAGCCATCTTAGCATAATCTTTTACTGTGTGCCTGCTGCCATTCGCATATTCAATACAATTAATACCAGCTTTAAGAAAATCCTTTGTAGCCATATCAACTGCCTTCTCATATGTTCCTGCACCCGTATTCGCATACACCTGAGCATTGAATATTATCTGCCGGTATTTATCCTCAGACATTCTAAGCATTGCTTTTTCTGCCCTGTTAAAATCTGATTTCGTGGCTTTAATCAAGGCATTAAGTTTTCTTGTATTGAGTCTGAAAAAAGCACCCTCAGCGCCTTGCGACACCTTAGATGCTTTCAACCCTTTCTTTAATGCTCTCAATATTTTCTGCTCCTGTTCTGTTCCGCCTTCCCGTCTGGCTGCAAATATCATTGCATCTATAGAATCATTAATATCACTGAACTTTGACGAAAACTTTTTCTTATTCTGTACTTTATATTTCTCAAGAGACTTAAGCTGTTCTACCTGCCACTGTGACCAGTTAAACCCCATATCTGTCTCTTCTGCTCTGTGGCTCGCAAGATTGCGCATCATAGAAGCAATCAGCTCATCTTCTATGGCTCTAAAGGCTTTCTCTATGTCATATTCTGTATTAAGTGCCATAAGCTACCTCACTTGTTATCAAAAACTGTAAAATCGTTTCAAACCCCTTAAAATCGTTTCAAAAATCATAAAATCGTTATCAAAAACCATAAAATCGTTATCATAGCCATCAAACTGTAAAGCCATCTGCCTGCATATTAAGGGCTGGCTCTCCCATATCGGATATTCCCTGTTCGGCCTTAAGCCTTGCAACCTCTTCCTGTTTCCATTCATCATCTTTAGTGTCACCATACAACTCATCAACGGATGCTTCAACACTCATGATACCGCCCTGCTTGGCTTTGCTTACTGTCTCAACCTGACTTTCAAAGCTAGGGTTCGCATATTCACCAAATGTCACATCAACATCAATGTCCTGTGTTGTTGAATTATTAAGAGTATCTGTCGCCTGCAATGTCATTTTTACAAGCTTCGGAAGAACCTTCTGGAGCTGATTTACAATATTATTCCTACTGTACAGCGTTGCTTTTTCCTTCTCCCTCTGTGCTTCTGCATTATCAAGCTTCTTTACATCTATTCCCAATGTAGAAGGGCTCATGATTCCCTGCAAGCAAAGATCAAGTGCCGTGATATATGTAGCAAGATACCCTTCATGTGGTATTTCACTCTGTTCTCTTTCAATCTTATAATTTGCACCTTCTGCCATAGGAGACGAATACTGTATATAAGCGTTGTCAAATGAATTTGGCAGCATAACCTTTCCATCATAAGGATTTCGAGGAAGTAAATTTTCTGGTATATATTCCTTTGTTCGGTTATGTCTTAAAGCATCCATCCACTGACTCCATGCTTCGTCCAGTGCGTCAAATCCATCTATCTTGCTGTCATATATGCTTTTGCCTCTACCCTTGAACTTTGCTGATTTATAGAACATAAGAGGTATTGCCATCATAAGGCTTTTATCTTCCCATGTTACAGGTCTTAAACCTGCAAGCTCCGGCACAGTGCTGATATCACATTCTTTGTTATCTCTTGTGAGCATATATGTAATATAACCTTTTCCATACGTCTCAAGCAGAATGTATTCTTGATTCTTAACTGTATATACTGTCTTAAACACAACCTCTTTCACTCTGCCGCGTTCTCTTATTATCTCTACCTTGTCGCCGGGATAAAACTCTATTATTGGATACTGGCTTAGGTTTGTATCTATGGATAGTTTAAATGCGCCATCTCCAACAATAAGAGTGTCTGTTATTGCCTGCTTTACAAGTTCTGCAAAATCGTTTTCTTCTGCTATCTTATCCCAGTCTGACTGCCTGCTGCCAACATCTACTTCGTTCATATCAGCAACAACAATACTCGCAAGCATATCAACCAGCATTGCCGGTAATCCTACATGTATCTTTCTTATTGCTAATCCAGGAGAGCATTTTGCAGCCCAGAATCTTGTCTTATCTCCATCAATCTGATCATACAGCTGTGACAGTTCCTCACTTACACCTCTGTACCATATCTGATTCTTAATGGCATTACCTTCAAAGTCGAAGATTTCCTGTATATTAATTATTCCTCTCTGTGCCGGCTGCACACGCAACCATGTCCTTATTCCATCTCTTATCTTATCAGCCATAGTATTAAATATGCTCACCTCTCTCACTCTCCTATCTGTTCTCTACTCCAACTTTGTCCCTGTATGGTATCCAGCCATATTGCGTACTGTTAACCATATGATCATTTCCATCTTCCGGCTCACAGTCTTTATCTTCCAGCCAACTGTATACCTGCAGTTCCCCTGTGTAGTTCGTGCATGTATCTACAACATAATAGCTTGGCTCTTTGCCCTTTTCGTCGTTAAAGGACATCCAGCCAAGCTGTAAGTTAATTCTATCGATTATGGTTACTTTCTTATACGCATTGTTAAATATATACTGGCAGTCAATGTGTTCTCTCTTGTACTTGGCAAATTCTGTTATTGTCGCCTGATCCGCGTTATCAACAAATGTGTTCTTTGCCATGCCGCCCCATTCTTTTCTGTTGCGTTCCAGGAAGTCTATGTAATTTCTTACTGTATCAGACGGTGCTATGGGGATATCAAGAGCCGCATTGTTATATACCCTTTCTGCCAGTATAATTAGCTTCCCTTTGTTTGTTATTCCCATATAGGACATTGCAATAGTATCAGGACTCTTAGTTGAATATGCCGTATCAAGACCGCTTGTATATATTACAAACCATTCTGTCTGCTTGTCGTCATATTCTCGTTTAATAAATGCCTTAGCCTGTTCCTTCGTAATAACATGTCTCTTGCAGAAATTAGAAAAGACAAGACCTGTAGCCTTGCCTCTTAATCCTGATATCTTGTTCTTATATATCTTAGTACCAGGCGGATAACTTAATTTCTTCTGTTCTATCTTTTCAGGTGTCATAGATATATTATCTTCCATCCTGAAAAACCAATACACCCAGTCTTTAATAGGCTCACAACCGTTAAGGTCCTTCCATATCTCTTCCGGCACATCTGCCTTGTACTTATCAATCGGTCTTGCGTGATTGATGTACTCTGAATATATTGGCAGCGTAGGCGCATCCGGATTAAGTGTACCTACAAAGTATTCAGAACGTCCGAATATCTCTCGTATGAAGTCTATGTTAGCTGTATTGCACTCATCTACCCACACACATCCAAACTGGCTTCCAAGTGCATTTTTCCATTTACTGGCATTATCGTAACCCAGAACATATATTATCTTAGTACTTCTGCCAGTTTTGAACTTAATATGCGGAAGTTTATTCTCTTTATCACCATTACCGCAATATTCCAAATTGGGGAATATCTGTAGTAATCCCATATCTGCATTGATGATATTCTTCTCAATAACACCTGTTGTATTACCGGCTATAACATGCAGCTTCATATCTGATTCTGCTACATTCATGATAAACTTCACAGCAACCGTTGTTGTCTTACCTGATGCAGTAGAACCTTCAAGGAATTCTGCTCTTGCCGGTGTATCTATGTAATCCCAATACTTATCACTTAGAAGCATCAGGCTCACCCCTTGCCTTACGCTGAGCAAGAAGCTCTGAAAGCTCGCTCCTGGTTGTATCGTTTACATTGGCTTCTATCTTGTCTGTAAAGATGCCTAAATGCTTGCCAAGAAGCTCTAAGGCCTTAACCTTGTCGCAGGACTTAACCTCTAACCCCTCTCTGCCTTTCTTGATAACAGCAAGTGCCCTCTTCTGTTCCTCTGTAAGTTCTTCCGTAAGTACCGGCTCTACTGTTCTATACATAACAGGTTTACCATCTTCATCCAACACATCCACAAGTGCTCCACCTACTTCTGCTTTCATCTTCTTTTCAACCACATGTGCATAATCAGCATTATTAGAAAAAGCTATCAAGGCAAGTTCCTTGATAACTCTCTCCTGGGTTATCTCTGTACTCCTTGATAGCTCTTTTTGTCTCTTTGCTATATATTCCTGCACCTTAACATTTCTTAACAATCTTGATGCAGTCTGTTCTGCTGTCTTTGGTGAATATCCTGCCCTAATAGCCGCTTGCGTGGCATTAAGGTCTATAAGGTATTCATCACAAAATCTCTGTTGTTTTGGTGTTAATGCCATACAATCAGCTCCTTTCTAGCATAAATAAAAGGCACCTACAAATAGGTACCTTTTTTATTAAGATAAACTATTTATTATCATTATTTTTTTTACAATACATGGAAATTTTTTTTAATTCCCCTATTAAATCATTTTCATATTTCTCCTTATCATCTATTGATTTTGCCATTGCATTCATATTTACTTTAAAGATAATTATGAGCAATATTATAAACTTAACAAGCGAACATAATGATAAAATAATAAATAATGCTATTAATTCATATACAATTTCACTACTGGGCATAAATATAGACAATGCAACAGCAATAAAATTTTCAATAACACCAAACATTATTACATTTATTAATGGCTTATCTAATCGTTTTTCTAGCATTTTTTTACTAATACCAATTTCTGTAGTAGCTAATATTGTTACTACTGCTATATATGTTGCTATAGTTATAGCAAAAAATGTTGCCACACCATTTAATCTATCCTGTGTAAAATAAGATTGTAAATTAACCATCTCTAATAAATGATATTTATTTTTAATAAAACATATCACAATATACACAATCACTATAGATATTTCCAGCTTTATATTATTTAAAAATTCTTTAATATCTTCTGAGTTTTTTCTCATATTAAATCTCACCTCGTATAATACTATACGTTAACAATTATAGGAATATCACCACCTGTATACTGTTCTTTATCTTGATCAAACACTCTCATATGGCTTGTTATTTCTCTAACTCTATTCTCTATTGCACTATCAAAATTATTCAATAATTCTTGTGGCGAAACCTGACTACCAGCACATGTACAATTATGTGATAATAATAATTTTGTATCTTTTAAAGTAGCAAAATCTAGTTTTTCGTTTGTACCATTTTTATAATCGACTCTTATCTCTTTAACAAATCCTGAATCAATATTTATCTGTTCTAACAAATACAAAATGCTATCCTTATTAAGCGTTGCATCTCTTCTTGTATGCCCTAATGACATTTTTAAAGATAATAGTCTACTATCTCCTTCACTTTGAGCGGTTTCAGTAAAATTTCTAAAAGCCTCTAACAATGGTGCTCTGCCACTATCATCTATTTGACGATTGTAATATGCATTTAATGATTGTCCTAAATCTAAGCTAAAAGTAATTGACTTTACCAATTCTGCATTTCTAACTTTTTCTATTCCTGTGTTATATTCTATTGGTTCAATTCTCAAATTAACACCTATATTACTACTTATACAAGAATTTAAATATTGTTCCACATTTTTTATTGTTGGACCACTTTGATTAGTTGTATATAACATAATATTATATTCACTATCATATCCTAATGAATTAACATCGTATAAATCTCTCGGTATTTCTTCTAACCTATCTTTTTTATCTACACCATATGGTTTATTAGTTCCTTTATCTCGTCCAAAAGGTAATACTATCTGATTGTAATTTAGTGATTCATAATATGAAAATAACCTTATTTTTCTACCATCAAATTTCCTTGTTCTATCAGTATTATGCTCTGATTCTAATAAATTTATTTTTATGTTCCTAAATAAATTCATAATTGAATAATCAGTCTTTACTTCATTTTGATATATTGTTATTGTATAAAACTCCACTTTCCTAGACATATATAATCCCCCTTGTCTTTTTTATTTATAATATAACTAAATATGTCAAAAATCAACAAAAAAGACACCAGCCTTAAGCCAGTGTCTTACCGGGGGTATTAATATTTAATAATGGAGAAATCATGCTGTCCATCAAGTCCAGTTTAGATATTAACACAGACAAAACGAACAGAGCGAACAAACTTTAAATTTTTGCCAAAAATCTTTCTACAGCCATTCTGCAGCCATCCGCTGTGTGGCGTTTTCCCATCTTTCTTGCTACCTGCACCCATGATAATCCTTCTATGTATCTTAATGTTATAAGCCGTCGCATTCTGCTATTGTCAATTTGATTAATACATTGTTCTATGAGGTTTATCTGTGTATCTATCTTCTCTTTAACATCTATCTGCTGCCGCTGTCGCACTAAAAGAAGTGTTCTCTTCCGTGAATATGCCGGATAAGGGAAGCCTTCTACAACAAAATGCTGCTTACCTCCATCTCCACCAGTAACGCTGTCCTTTTCGGTATACCCTTCTGCTTCCATTTTATCAAGTTCTCTTTGTATCTTATCAATCGCGACCTGTATTTCCTGTTTCTCCTTAACCAGATCATTGTACTGCTTAAGAAGGTCTTTTATATTGTTATTTTTCAAGTTATTCATCACCTGCCTTTAATCGTTCTGAAATCTCTTCAACAAGATTATTTTCCATCGTTGTTCTTGATTTAAACATATTTACAAAATCGGAAACAGCTTCATTGTAGCCGACTCCATATCCATGGTTATATCCTGCCCGCCTATTCTCTTCTAACTGCTTCACAACATCCTGATCAAATGCTACAGACATTTTCTCAATAGTACCTATAACCATTTTTCTATATGCCTGTATTGCATCTTGCATTAATGTAGCAAAATCGTCTAAGTCAACATTCTCTCCCAGTATTTCTTCTACAGGAATATCAAATGTGATATTTGTTCCTGTACTATTTAGCTTGTTTATAAGCTGTTCTCTGCTGATTAAATCGTTCATACTCCCTCCTGATAAATATCTCTCCATCACACCAGAAGTAATCTTCCGCCGGCATGTAGCTCTCTATAACTGTCTTATTGTTACATGTATATGTTCCGTCTGCTGCCACACTCTTAGAACACTGCTCACAACAGGTATATTCACATAAGTGTTTATGTCGTCTTCTGCTCACTCTTTCACCTCTCATTCCCTTTTTGAATAAAAAATACCAACCATCAAATAATGACGGCTGGCATCTTTCAATTGCTTAATATTCTTTTTCAATATCCTGTAGCGCAGATTCTATATATTTCATCCATTTTTCTCTTCTATAATTCCCCCCATAAAACTTCAATGTAACTTCAACCATAACCATTATTATAAAAAACAATATAGCTATTGCACTTATAGTTAATTGTCCTTGTACATTTAAACCTTCTATGTGCATTGAATCATTTATATTAAATACACTTACCAATGTTGAAATTGTTAATGAAAAAATAGAAATAAAAAAAGCTAATCGTGAGAATGTAATTTCATTAAAATTTTTATGTAAATCTAGCTGTACTTTAAGTTTTAAGATTCTATCTTTATCTCCATTTATATATTTTCTTAATGCTCCTTTAGCACATACTATTTCATTAAAATCGCATATTGATTTCTTTTTACAATTTTCAAGTTCATCACACAATATGATAATGTCATCCTTATTTTTCATATAATGTCCTCCTTCATGCTATAATAATAGCACAATACCGTCATTATTCAATTGTCAAAGAACAATACTTAGGCAAATCTTAATTGCCCTGTCTTTTCCTCGTTTATACTGCAGTTAGGCATTCTCTGCGCTATGCATAATTCTTTAAGATTAGCTCTTACCAGTGCATTAGGTACCATTGGACTAACAGAATTGCCACATCTTTTAACCTGCTCCGCTCTTGGATATGTCTTTCCTGTGTAATCATGGTCGATTATGTAGTCGCTTGGAAATCCCTGGCACCCATACAGTTCTCTAGGCTCTAACATTCTTAGTCCTATATCAGCAATCTGGTAATCTGTACCTTCTATGGTTACAAGACCAAACCGGTCCTTTGTGGTAATTGTATCGAGAGGATGTTTAATATCCTGTCCTGTTGCATCTCCATAATACTTAACCAGAAATGCCCTTACTTCTCCAAAATGCCCATCGCCTGCTGTTATCGTTGGAAGAGGCTTCTTTATATCTCTTCCGTCACAATGGTTATTCATCTGAATAAGGTTCGATAAAACTAGTCCATATCTGTTAGAACCATCTATAGTCATTACTGGATTATCTATTGTCTGACCTCTTACCTCTCCATGAATAGTCTCTGAGTGATACTGGATAAGTGTAGGACATATTAAACAATGCTCGTTTTTACTTACTATCGTAGATAGCGGCTCCTGAATATTCTTGCTCCGGTCTTTTGTAAAACCAGTCTGTCCAATCTGAACCATGTATGGCTCTACAATTCCATATCCATGTTTACCTGTAATTGTTGGCAATGGTTCTTTAGTATCCAGCGGTCTTCTGTCTCCACCATGATTACACTGAACAATAAAAGGTTCTGGATTATCCAAAACAAATTTCTTTAAGCCTCTTGCGATTCTTTCCATTGTCTTGGGTGCTAATGGTCTTACCGCTTTTATTCCATATTTCTCTTTTATCTGTTCAGATGTATCAAAGATACTGGGGCATGGTCTGCTAAAATTTATCTGCGTATATGCTCCAACATAAGGTTTTAGCAGTCCCTTTTTCACGGCTTCGCTGTCTGCCGGCGCATGCGTTGGCTCTGGCCATATAATAGGTCTCTTGTCACATCTTGCAACCATAAAGAATCTCTTTCTCATGGTTGGCGCTCCGTAATCTGCTGCCACAAGCTCCCTGAACTGCACTTCATATCCTAAATCCTGCAGCTGGTTTACAAATTTATTAAATGTCTTGCCCTGCTTTGTTTTTATTGGATGATGCCCTCTGTTCAGTGGTCCCCATGTCTTGAATTCTTCTACATTCTCCAACATGATTACTCTAGGTCTTACCAGTCCAGCCCACCGGCACGCTACCCATGCAAGACCTCTTATATTCTTATCCTTTGGCTTACCGCCTTTTGCCTTGCTGAAATGTTTACAGTCCGGAGAGAACCAGGCAAGCCCCACAGGATGCCCATTACATGCCTGCACTGGGTCTACCTGCCATACATCTTCACAATAATGCTTTGTATTCGGATGGTTTGCTTTATGCATTGCAATAGCCTTAGGTTCATGGTTAATTGCTATATCCACACTAAAGCCGGTAGCTTCTTCTATTCCGGTGGAGGCTCCGCCCCCACCAGCGAAATTATCAACTATTAATTCCCCGTTTATCATATTAAGCCTCCATAAAGTCAAACAGTGTAGGTGTTTCTATCTCATTTTCTGCTTCCTGAAGATATCCAACACCATCTCTGAAATAGTCACAGCTCAGTTCTATTCCATAGCCATATCTTTTCATCTTTACTGCCGTCATTGGAACTGTCATTAAGCCTCCAAACGGGTCAAGAACCACGTCACCTTCATTGCTGTATCTGTTAATGATTCTTTCAACAATATCAAGCTGCAGTGGGCATACATGCATCTGCTGCCTGCGTCTGCTCTGTGTTGTATTAAGTGTTCTCATTCTGTTTATATCATCCCATACATCAAGGTTATTCCATGAACCGGGAGCAACAACCATAAATGTGGCTGGGAGCTTATCATTTTTATCTAACTCTTCCGCAAGCTTCACATGTTCTTCATAGCTGTATACATTGGAACGGCTGTATTCCCTGTAAACCCGCTGTAAATCATCAACGCTGAATTCCTTAAGCTCATCTTTGCTTATAAGCCTGTCGCCTGAACTTCTCCAGTATCCGTGAGCATCTATCTGCCATTGTGCCCTTGTATAATCTTCCTTGGTTTTCTTTACAGGATCATCCGCATATGCATTAGACTTATCCGTTGGAAGCTTTCTAAACAGAAGTATGTATTCAGGACAGCCTACGCCCATCTTTGAACCGTCTTTACACTGTTCAGACCATCCAAGGCGGTATGTCTGGTTATTCTCCCTGACCACATCTGTAACAACTGTTATCATTCCAAAATACTGAAAACCATGTTTCATGTAGTGTTCTATACACTGTGCATGAAACGGCTCTATTGTAGGCATTCCAGTTCCTGTAGCGTTTCCAAATAATACCCTGTCTTTTACATGGATGGCTGCTACCCTGCCAGGTTCAAGAATCCTTAAAAGCTCCGGTGTAAGGAAGTCCATCTGCTCAAAGAACTTTTCTGTATTCTCATTGTGTCCGAAGTCATTGTAATTGGCGCTATACTCATAATGGTTTCCGAATGGAATGGATGTGTGTATAAGTCCTACAGAATTACTTTCTATTCTTCTGCACTCTTCAACACAATCATCATTTACCGCTGTATAATGCTTTCCCTGTACTTTCACTGTCTCAACTCCCATCTTTCTCTCTAACCGCTTTATTTTAGATGCCGGACTTAAACCATATTTCTTTACAATATCCGTCATTTTTTTAACCATGTGATTATGATTCTTCCATTTCTCAAGCAGTGCTTCTTTTATCTGTCTTTCGTTCTCCATGTATATAATGTCTATAACAACTGTATCTGTCTGTAAGAACCTGTAACATCTATGTACTGCCTGAATAAAATCGTTAAACTCATAATCAATCCCCAAGAATATCTCCCTGTGGCAGTAACGCTGAAAGTTACAGCCTGAGCCCGATATTGATTTCTTTGTTGCAAACAGCTTGATTCTTCCCTGCGCAAAATCAATAACCCGCTTTTCCCTTATGTCATAATCCTGTGAGCCATATATATCTACAACTTCGGGTATTGCCTTAAGAATTGCCTTTCTTTCAGACTCTAAGTCATGCCACAAAAGGAAATGCTCCTCAGGCGAACTCTCTACAATCTCTTTCATTTTTTCAACACGCTGGTCAATGCTGTTTCTTTTTACTTCTGCAGCTTCCTTCAAGCCTGCTGCCGCTTCTGTAAATAACTGCATTTGTCCTGTTTTATCAGATGTATCTCCGTAATGTATTGGTATCTCATGCCACCTTACATCAAGTGGAGGCAACACATAGCCATCATCAGAATATTCTGGATTTACATCTGAAGGTTTCGTTATGAACAACGCCCATGATGAAACCCACAACCAGAATTCATCTTCCATATTTGGGTACAATGTAAGATTATTAGCCTTAGTGCTGTCTCTCTGAAAGAATCTTGTAAGTGCCTGCCCTGTATCCATTATCTCGAGATATCCGGCATAATGTATAAGCTCTTTGTATTTGTTGGGACTTGGCGTTGCTGTGGCTACCAGCTTGTAAGGAACATTCTTGAACTTATCAAGAAATGTCTGGTATGTCTTACTTCCAAAAGACCTTAAAACACTTGCTTCATCTAACGATGTCGCAACAAAATAATCTGGTCTTATATCACCGTCTCTTACTCTTTCATAGTTGGTAAGAACAATACTGCTGTCACAGGATTCTACTTCTTCCATGCTTCTGCAATAAACAGGTGCATCATATCTAAGAACATTCACAGCGTCCTGTGTAAATTCCTGTTTTACTCCAAGTGGAAGAACAATCAAAGCCCTTCCGCCCTCGTGATCTATTACCTGTTTACAGAATTCTATCTCCTGTATGGTTTTACCTAAACCAAAACTTTCAAACAAAGCTCTTCTTCCACCTTTAAGTGCCCATATTACGGCATCCCTCTGATGTGGCTTTAATGCTTTGTTAATATCTGTCGGATTTACTTCAAATCCGCTATCCTGTGCAAGTTCTATTTTGCTTTCTAAAAACTCTTTGTATGTCATTTCTGAAAGGAACATCGTACGAATCACTCTGGCCAGAGTTCCAAGCTCCTTTCTGATACTCTTATTTCTCTGCTGCTCTCATGCATTTATATGAGCAGTAATATTTACAATTTCTTTTGTAACCCCATGTCTCTCTGCTTACCGTTATTGTGGATACATATTTACCACATTGTGCACAATAAAACCCAAAAGCATCATTGCGCTTCTTTACTGGGAGACTTCGCCTTTCTGTCTGGCTTATCGTCTTTTACTGTTACCGCATCACCTAAAGCTGATATACAGGCTTCTAAAGACTTACAGTGCTCCTCAATAACTTCTCCTAAGCGGTTCTTAATGTATTCAGCCGCATCATCTGCTATATCTTTCATGCCTGGGAGCTTGTACAGCTCTGTATATCCTGCGTAATGGCTTCTGTCTTCGCTCGGTTCTCCCTTAAACAAATCTGCTCCGGTAAGCTCTTCCTTAACGCGATACATGTCCAGTACCATATTTGCGCCATCTTCTATTGCAAGTCCAAGTTTTCCTATCTGCAATAATGTTTCCTGTGTCATTAGTTGTCCTTTCCAGCTTTACAGAATCCGATGATAACACTTGCTAATCCTGCTCCGGCTATAAAGCTTATTATCTCTGCAATCATATATCCTCCTACTCCCTGTTGTTCTCTAGCAGGGCATTATAAAATTCAGGGTCCTTAGGCGGACGCTGTTCGTAATTTGCAAATTTTTTTGCGCGCGCAGGCGCTATATTATTTTGTTTTTGTTTATGTTTATATATGGCTACGGTTTCTCCTACGCTTTGTCCTACGGATTGTACTTCGGTTTGTGCTACGGTTTCTCCTACGCTTTGTCCTACGGATTTGAAAGTACAAATTTTATATTTATTAGGACTTCCTTTCTTACCTCTTTGGAATTCTATAAGACCTGCATCTATTAATCTGTTCCTGTTCTCGACTAATGTAGCCTCTCTTGACATCTGACAACGAGACATTACTCGCTGGTTATCTACTTGTATCCACTCGCACCACCCAGCCATGTTATTAATACTAAGTAATTTGTAGTACAATAACTGCGCTGAGCCCGGCAAGTAATGACTTTCGAGCCACCTTTCAAACCCGTTCAGTTGTTTTATGTAGTCGATTCTCTGTTCTGTCCTCACTGCACCACCTCTTCCAATACCACCTCTATTCGTGGATTATGCTTGTCTGTGAAAAAGTGGTCTTCAAAACCTACTATATTGTTCCAGCCATCATTATCCAAAACCTTACACTTAACAAGTGCGTCCTGTATAAACTTATGTGCAACACCTGATATATTATCAAGGTCACGCTTTCTATTTGGCTCATAGAAGGTATATTTAATCCTCACTGGATTATTTATATGAGTACGCTTTAATTTAAGCCTTATTGCGTTAGATATAAGCATCTGATACTGCTGTTTCATGTCATTACCGTCACAATGTCCATTATGAAAACATCTTTCCGCTTTAAGGTATTCATTCAATCCCGGCAGTGTGCCTTTGATTGTAAATGCATAGAACATCTTTCTCCTTTCCGCCTCCCGGTAAGTATGCAACCGGGAGACTGGTTTTATTCTGCTGTGCGAAAAATGTGATATATTCAGCAGTTATAAATAAGACCTTCCATATCTTTCTCTGAAAGCTTCTCTGGCAGGATCATCTTCATTCCCATAAAGACTTCTATAATATTCTTTTTCCCATGCAAGCTGACCTGCTATCTTACTCAGCTTTTCAGCAATGCTGTTATCATGTATCTGCCTTGTACCACCTGCCATATTATGTTCAGCATCACATACAGGTATCTTTACTCCATCTTCTTCTGCAAGTTCCCTGATTCCTATACCGAATAACAAATGATGTTCTGTCTGTGTAGGCTTACCGCAAAAGATACAGAATCCGTTATATTTTGTTAAAACACTTTTCATCCTATACCTCCCCAATCAAATCACTTGACCAGATAGGAGCTTTAAGTATCTTTGTATGCTTGCAGTAATCACAGTGTTCACACCTTACAGGATCTATGTCATTATTCTTTAATGCCAGTATCTTAGGCACATTATTCTCAACTTCTGCAAGAGCTTCATCAAGAAGAGACTGTTCACATGCTATAACCTGTATATCCGGCTCTTTCTCCTTTGATACTGCTGCTATAAAGAACGGCAGTTTCTTTCCTGTATTAATTTCCACAACCTTCTGATATACAGCTCCCTGAAGGTAATATCCCCACTCATGCAGAAAATTCATGTTGCCTGCATCTGCATGATAGAATGTCTTGGTTATGCTCTGGCATGTCTTAAGGTCAACAATACACTTATCCTTGATATAACTGTCAATCTTAATTTTCCATTTAGCACCAAACATATCAGCGGTCATTATTACCTGCTTTTCACCGCTCATATATGCCATAAATAACTCATCTCGTTCACATCTGTTAATCATTTCATTGGCCTTAATATATTTAGCCATAAGTGAACCGTCTTTCTTAAACATACATGGATGTTGTGCCTTGAATACATCTAGCGTTCCTTCAAAATGTGCATCAACATAAGAACCAACCATAAGGGCATCTGAATCTTCCATATTCTCAACCCATTCTTCATTGAGTTTAGCCATTGCATAGGCTTCGCAGCCAGGACGACCAAGCGAGCCAACAAAATTCTTATATTGAGATACACTTAAATACTCTTTGTCCGCTTCTGTACTGTAATAATTTTCACTTGTCAATATCATTCTGCAGCACCTCCCATAGGATTAGGAACTTCCTCTTCTACTGGGAAATAATCTTCCGCTTTAGCCTGTCCATCCTTAAGGGCTTTATATACTCCTTTAAGGTTAATAAATTCATCTTCTCCGAAATCTGCACAGTTACGCTCTGCATACTTCTCTATCTGTTCTCTTGTTACCTTAAATTCTACCTTGAATGCATTAATAAGCTTGGTTACTCTTTCATTAATAGGCTCTTTACCTATTCCTTTTCTAACGGTTTCTTTACACTCTCCAACAGCCATATCAACAACATCTCCCGGTATAACTCCAAGAATGCAGGCTCTCATTCGTCTTGCACCAAAATTAGCTGTTGCCTCATAAATATCTCTGCTGTCTGTAAGCTGATATGTACCCTTTCTAGTGTCTCTCTTATGCTCTACTGTAAATATCTTGGTAACTCTTGTATTTGATTCCAGATCCCAAGCATAAGCCATCATCTCTGAAGAACCATTCTTCTGTTCAAGTTCAATAACTCCGTAATCAATATTACCCCAGTTCTGAGCAAGAGCTTCTGCAAGCCTTATAGATGGTCCCATAACTGTCTGTCCACCTCTTGGATAAGAATATATAGCCTGCTCTGCTAAAGTTGCTCTCTGGCATGTTCTCTTGATTCTCTCCATTGCATCATATTCATCTCTTGGGAACTTCTTAGCCATTACTATTGCTCCCTGAACTTCCTGTGCCTGCCTGCTTATCATCATCTCTGTCTGTGATGTTTTAGGAACAGCCATCTGCTGTCCCATCGGTATCATACTGTCCATTAATTAACCCTCCTATAATTCTGTAACTATTAAATCTGTATCATCTGTTGTTCTTGTTGCTATGAACTGCAGTCCCTTGTCCTTGCATTTCTTATAAAGCTGATTTCTAAGTGTTGTAGAAAGCTTCTCCACACCATCTATAAGCAAAAGCTGTATTCCATTCGGCTTCTGCAGAGCTACATCAATGCATAAATCCAGTTTTTCCCCCTCTGATAAATTACTGATTGGAAGCCCATTAATAAGAGGTATTCCATTTTCAACTGAAAGCCCTTCAATTGGTATGCTGCATTCCTCCAGTATTTCTCCTGGTAATGTTCGCGCTTTCTCAATCTTATCTGTTAGAATCTGTGACTGCTCTGCCAGCTCATTTACCTGATTCTGAAGCATTACCATTCTGTCATACTCATTAATGTGGGCTTTCATATCTTCAATAGCCTGTGCCTGTTTACTAAGTTCAGATGTATCTCTTATATCTCTATCAGCATACTCATTGTACTCAGCACATTGTGCGTTATATTCAGCAACAGAAGCTTCATAAGTTTTATCTGCTATAGCAAGCTTGTCTGCCTTCTTAGATGCAAGACTGCTCTGTTCCTGCCTTAAACTTACAATCTGTCCTTCAAGTCTTGTAATATCCTCAGTTATCTGCTTATCACGAGAACTGAACTCTCTTTCAATAGCAGCTTTTTCAATCTCTCTATCTGCCTCAAACTTACGGATTTTATTGTTCTTGTTCTCAATTACCTGCTTGGCACGCTCCACAATCTGATTATCACGCTGAATACTTTCTATCTGTCTATAGATATCTCCAGCAGATGCATTTCTCCACTTCTCAGCGTCATAACCTTCTGGAAGTGTCCTGCCTATATCTTCTATAAACGCTATCTTATTTCTTCTGTCTCTGTCTATATTCCTTCTGTTCTGGTAATACTCTCCATTTTCACTCTGAATGTCATTAAGAACTGCAAGAATATTCTGGTCATAATTAACCCATGCCGGTATCTCTCCAAACCACTGCTTAATAGTGTTCATATCCCAGTCATATTGGATCATATCCAGAATGATTGCATTCTGCTGTTTCTTATCCATAGCCATAAACTCTATTGGATTAAGCTGCAAAGGAGTAAATATCTCCTTAAGAAAAGCTTCAGGGCTTCCTATTTCATGCCCATTCTGCTTAATAGATTTGTAATCCGCTCTATTAATACGGCTCTTTCTATCAATAGATAATCCGCTGTCCGTCTCAATAAGAATTTCTCCTTCAACAGCTCCGCGTCTTACAATTACATCTCTCCCAGATTTATTAGTTAATGCATATCTGATAGCATCAAGTACTGATGATTTACCTACACCATTTGAGCCTGAAAGCTCTATGCTTTCACCATTCATGTTAAATTCCCTGATACCCAGTATGTCTCGAATCTGAATCTTTGTTGTTCTCATTATTTCCTCCAAAATTAAATACCATTTGCCCGTTTCGGGACTCCTTAAAATTACCCATATACTGTCTGCGTCTTTCTTCCTCCTTATCCTGGCAATCACATTTTTCTCCAGGGTCTAAAAGAGCACCACAGTAACTACATTCATAATTCCACATTGCTTTTTACTCCAAAATGGTCTACACTATCATTGAGTTATTATCTGAGTTGCGGTGTTGCCTCACTGCAGCTCTTTTTATATAGTTGGAAGTCTGTATGCTCCTTCCGGCACAAAGCTGAATATCTCCAACAATCTCAGCCTTGTATACCATCTGGCAGCCAGCTCCGTGTTGCCATTCCTAAGATTCTCATTAATTCTCTTGTTGTAAGAAATTATCAAACCTACTCGCCGCATATTATCCTCCTTTCCTAAATTACAATATCCTTTGGTTCATTCGGATTCGTTAAATCCTTTCCCTCGTTATCCCTAAAGAATCTTTCAAGCTCTGACTTTCTTATTCTTGTATGAGGGATTTTAAGCACCCTTATCTGATTTGCGTTGATAAGTGTATAAACATACTGTTTAGAAGCTCGCATGATTGTTGCCACTTCCTCCACTGTATACACCATATCCTCCGGCTCCCTCTTTATTGTTGCTATCTTCATAAGCCTGCTCCTTTCTTTGTTATATTTAATAATGCAAGTTAAAAATCTGCTTACTTCTTATCCCTTGCCTTATCTGCTCCTATCTCCTATACTTTCCTTACAGGCTATTGCCGTAGCCGAGTAATCGCGAAAGGAGATTGAACAATAAGAATTTATGCTTGCTTACTTGGTGAATGGATAGATATCACTGAAACAGCCACTGTTGCGGATAATCAGAACCCTGTCACATATTTCCGTGATAATTTAAAATATGATAAAGGTTCTCGATATGCTGATTGTTTCAAATATGATTACATCCATATTCAATACCAAGGTAAGGACTACAGAATAAATCCTGCATTTATTCAAATTGTCACAGAATAACATTCTGCTTCATCAAGAGGTCAAGTTGCTTTGGTTGCACAAATGTCACCTTGGCTTCTTGTGATTCAAAGCAGGTATTTATTAAATGATTTATTCTGCTCCACTCTGAATGTGTCATTCCTTCAGCAAGTGAAATAATCTGCTTTGCTTTCTCTGGATATGTCATTGTTTCTTCTTTACTCACTCTCTCTCCTCCTCGAATAGATAAATGTTTTCATTCTGAAAACTTGTAAGGCAAAAAAATATTAGCAACTGGTATATTACATAACTCACAAAAAAGATGTAATTGTGCCTTGCTAATTTGTGTTTTTCCATTTTCCAGATTTGCCAGTGTCATTCTTGATATTTCCATTTCTTCTGCAAGCTGGGCCTGCGTCTTTCGTGCATTCACTCTAGCTGCTGCCAGTGATATTTTAATTGGTTCTGCTACTTTTTCCAACATTCATATCCTCCTTTCACGATTATACTACTCCCCTTTTTGAAAACTGTCAATACATTTTGAAAACTTTTTTTGCTTTTTGCTTGCTTTAAGTTTTCTTTTTGTTATAATAATGCTATAGAAAGGAGCTGAACTAAATGGGAACCAATAAATTTGCAGAAATGCTTAAATACTATTTAATGATGAATAACAAAACACAATCTGATTTAGTTAATGACCTTGGTTTTGACAAATCCACAGTATCAAATTGGTGTGCTGGATTAAGAGTCCCCAAGGTTGATGTTATTATAGATATAGCAAACTACTTACATGTAAATGTCGGAGATCTAATCGAAGATAACAGGAATGAAGATACCTACTACCTTGATGATGATGCCAGAGATATGGCTCAGTTTATGTATGAGAATCCTGAATACAAAGTTCTCTTTGACGCTTCTCGCAAGGTCAAGAAAGAAGATATCGACTTTGTTAAACAGATGATAGATAGAATGTCAAATAAAGGGGATGATTAATATTACTACTAATGTCATTTACGCAGATATGCCTCCTACAATAAAGGCATACACTGTTAATAATAATGATGATTCTTTTACAATCGTGCTCAATTCTCGCCTAAACCGAGAACAACATCTTAAATCATATCATCATGAATTAACACACATTGAAAATGGAGATTATGACAGACAATGCAAAGATGTTAATTTTGTTGAAATCTTTGCACATCAAAATTAAGGAGATTTTTATGAATACAAAAAATAAATGGTATTTAAGCACTTGGTTTATTGCACTTTTATGTGCATGTTGGTTTTTTATTGTTCCGCCTATAATTGGTGTTATTCTTATTATTGTAAAATCCGTTAACGATAAGAAGCATCTTGAGTTATTTACACAAACAATCAATCAAAATAACCAATTATCACAAGAAAACGAAAATATGAAACGAACTTGTGATGAAATAGGTGCAACAGAATATACAGAAACCAAGAAAAAAATTGAGCAAATGGAACAGGAATCCGCTGTAAAAATTGCATCTGCAGAAAGTAATGCAAATGCAACTCTTACTTTACTTAACAGCGAAATACAAAACAATAATGTTTTGATTGATAAATTAAGAACCGAAATATGTGAACTTCAACTGCAAGATGAAAAGCTTAAAAAGTCTGTTTCAACCCAACAGCGTAAAATATCACGTTCAAAAGAAATTTACAAAAGTTGTTCATATGCATTTGATAACTTTTTAGCTTTGGAAATTCCTTATAGCAATTGCTTATTAAGTACTAGAGATTTAGAAGATGCCGAAGAAATTTCACCATCTGTAATACTTAAGTTACATTGTATGGATGTAAAAAGTCTAAGAAAAGCTTATAAAGATAATGAAAAGCTCATTGACAATCTTTTACAACAATATTCAACCCGATACACAACCAAAGCCAACAAATCCATTTATGACTTAATGGTTATAGCATTAAGAGCAGAGTTACAGAATATTTTATATGCATTGAAATATGAAAAACTTGATACTGCTATTGAACATGTAAAAAATATTTCTGCAAAATATCTCAAAATTGCCGGCGAAGGTAATCAAACTATTGCCGGAACACTTACAAAATTCATTGGAGAAATCGAATACCTTTTTATTAATGCAGTTAAAATAGAATATAATTACTATGTTAAGCGTGAACAAGCTAAACAAGAACAGATGGCTCTTAAAGAACAGATGCGTCAAGAGGCTGAGGAACGCAAGGCTCTCGAACAAGAAAAGAAACGTATTTTGCGAGAGGAAGAAAAATTCAACACAGAAATCAGTAAATTACAAGACACTATATCTTCCACTACTGACTCATCTGAAATTGATAAACTTAAAGCAAGAATTCTTGAATTACAATCACAATTAGGTGAGGTTATCGTCAAAAAAGATGAAATCACTAATTTACAGAATGGTAAAGCTGGTACTGTTTATATTATCAGTAACTTAGGTTCTTTTGGTGAAGATGTATTTAAAGTAGGTATGACTCGCAGACTTGAACCTCAGGACAGAATCAATGAGCTTGGAAATGCAAGTGTTCCTTTTAAATTTGATGTACATAGCTTTATATTCTCTCAGGATGCTGTTGCTCTTGAATATAAAATGCATGAGATTCTTAATGACAGACGTGTAAATAAAGTTAATATGCGTAAAGAATTTTTCAAGATATCTATAGATGAACTTGAAAAAATAGTTGATGAAATTGAACCAACAGCCGAATTTAATAAAACAATGGTTGCTGGTGAATATCGTCAGTCACTTTCATCTGACTCTAATTATACAAACTCATATTCTATTGATGAGGAAGATGATGATGAAGAATAAAACTATATTTTGATGTTCTATATCTAGAACGCTATAGATAAAATAAAAGCCCCTGTGCTACCAACACAAGAGCTTTTACCCGCGACTTACAATTAAGCTGTGCTCAATGATATAATCGCCCTAGACAAGCCATATTATATCATTTTGAACACCGCTTTTGCAAGTAGGTGTATTTTTTATACCCATTTTTACTGTTGCACTGGTGCAACTTCCCAAAAACAGAAAGGAATGATTAATATGAAAAAGAAAATATCTAAGGTCCTTACATATAAGCGTGGCAATCTATGGGCTTACCGTTTCGAATCTGCACCTGTAGATGGCAAAAGGAAGTGGATTACCAAGAGCGGATTTAAGAACCAATCTGAGGCATATGAAGCCGGTATGGCAGCATACACACAATATAAACAGACTGGCAAGAGCTTCACTCCATCTAATATCTCTGTATCTGATTACATGGATTACTGGATTGATAATTACTGCAAGGTTAATCTAAAGGCTAATACAGCATCAACTTATAAAAAGAAAATTGATTTATATATAAAGCCGGCTATTGGTTCGTATTATCTTAAAGACATAGAGCCAAGCCTTCTCCAGGAGCTTATAAACAATCTTTTTAATACCGGAATGTCAAGAAACTCTCTCGGCAATGTTAAGGGTATTCTTGCCAAGTCATTTGCCTATGCAAAGACTACTGCAAGATTTATTAATGATGATCCTTCTGCTACTATTTCTCTTCCGCTTCCAAGAGCAAAGGCAGAGGTTAAAACAAAAAAGAAAGTAAGAGTTGTATGGACTGATGAACAGCTTGATACTGTCTTTAAAACATTTGCACAGGGCCATATATATCACATGCCGCTCCTGCTCGCTTATAGGTGCGGTATGCGTCTGGGTGAGATATTTGGTCTTATGTGGAATGATATAGACTTTGCTAAAGGAATATTGAGCGTTAACAGACAGGTACAGAACCATAATGATAAATGGTATCTGGAAAATCCTAAATATGATTCATTTCGTACCATAGAACTTGATGATATAACAATTTCAGAACTTAAAAGACTGTACGAACATGAAAAGGAATGTGAACAGTACTATAATGAATACTACAATTATATCTACTGTGAAACACTTGAGGATGACTCTAAGAGACTTACTTATGAACCGGCTGGCGAATCAATACATATGGTGCTTGTAAGAGATGATGGCTCATGGATTCAGCCAAGAACCATGATGCACTGTTTTAATGTTATTCATCACAAGCTTGGCTTCACTGAGCTTGATTTTCATTCTCTCCGGCACACACACGCTTCTAATTTACTTGCCAAAGGAGCTGATGTTAAATATGTACAAGAGCGTCTGGGACATAAAAATGTAGCAACCACTCTTGATATATACGCCCATGTCACAGAAACCATGCGTGAGCGCAACAAGGACATATTAAATACACTATAATAAAAAGGCATCTGTACACACATCTCATTGTACACATTAAATCCTAATGTGTACAAAATGTGTACAAATGCCTTTTTTCAATGTGTACACATTAAAATTGTACACATATCAAAATCGTAAAAC